TTACTATAATTAATATATAATTAATATATAATTAATATATGATTATATTAATTATATTAATAATAATTTAAACCAATAAATAATAAATGACTAATGGCATATACTACACAAAATAGTATATTATTACAAAATTTATTACAATTTTACGAGAAGGATAATAATCTAGATAAAATGTTATCAATAATTAACGGTGAATCCAAAATTTCATTAAGAATAGTAGATTGGTTTGCAACAAATTATGCAAAATTATATTATACTGTTTATATTTTAGATGATAATACAAGATTTAAAGTATATGATGATTATAAATTAAAATTAAGAGCATATTCAAAGAAAAGATTTGACCCTTTTTGTCGATGGGATAGAATAGCTATACCATATAAAGAAAATAAATCTATACAAACAACAATTGGTCAATTAAATTTTTTTAAATGGGCATTAGAAAATAAAGTAATTGATTATATAATTAATAATTATTCAGAAATAGAAATAGATATGAATAAACGAAATAGCACTAGTAAACGTAATAAATCTAATACTAATTCCAGAAAAAAACGTGAGGAGTTATCTATATCTGCAAGTAAAACAATAAAGAAAGAGTTGATAGAAATTACAGTAAAATTTGATTAATAATTCAAAATTAGTATTTTTATTATTTAAATATTATAATAATATTTAAATAATGGGTAATTCACAATCTATAACTAAAATAAATTTTGAAGATATGCAATATGCAATAGAAAAAAATTATACTATTATAAATACTATAGATGACAAAATACAAACATGTTTAATCAAAAATACGTTAAATATTAATCAAGAAATTTCGTTATTTAATAATAAAAATATAAATAAAAACATGGAAATAATTATTTACGGATTAAATTCCTGTGATAATAGCGTTTTAGAAAAATATAATCAATTAAAAGGTTTAGCTTTCACTAATCTATTTATTTACACAGGTGGTTTATTTGAATGGTTGTTATTGCAAGATATTTATGGCGATGAATTATTTCCAACAACAGAAAAAGAAATAGATATTCTTAAATATAAAGGTAATAAAAAATTAAATATTTTATTGTTAAAATAATTATTTATATTGTTAAAACAATTATTTATATTGTTAAAATAATTATTTATATTGTTAAAATTAACAGCCATCAATATAATATTTCATATTTAATCTTTCTTCTGCTATTTTCTTTGTCATATTTATATTATGAGAATCATTAAATTGAAAATGATAACTTTCAAATTTACTTAATAATTCACCTATTTTAAACAACATATCTTTTAATATATCAGAATTACATGCAAATACATTATTTATTTGATTAATTACATAAATAGAGTCAGATTCAATCTGAATATTTTTAATACCTACTTCAATCGCTTTATTTAAACCATGAATTAATCCTAAGTATTTTGCTTGTAATTCAGATTTTTTTTCAACATAATTAGAACCTTCAAATATTTTATTTTCATTATTATAAATTGCATATGAGAAAGCACTATCATTTAATGTTGTTGTAATTAATTTACATGGTACAGTTGTATTTTTTATTAAACCATCAAAATATAATGTATAATAGTCTTTTTTGTTTATATATGACGGAATTCTCATGAAATCTTTTATCTCTCTAATTACTTTAAATAATAAATGATTATTTGTAATTAAATTTTGATTACCATCTAAAACTAATTTCATTTCAGATGAATTCATCAACCAATCTTCGTGGTAACTATGACATTCTTGCAAATATTCCAAACTGATATTTTCGCCTGTTCTATTGCGCGTTAATATTCTTTGCATTGAGATATTTGGGTCTGTTCTAATATAAACATACGAAATTGGTGGAATATCTTTCATAAATTCATCAAACCATTTTAAATAAATCTTAAATTCTATTTCATTCATAATTTTATTATCATAAAGCATTTTAGCAAAAATTTTTTTATCAGAATTGACACATCTTTCTGTTAAGATAATATCATAATTTTTAGACAAGGCATCTTTTAATATAGATAAACGCGATATGTAAGCCATCATTTGGAATGGAAACGCATATTTTAATTGATTATTATAATATTCTTCAATAACAGTATTTCCGTTTGTATTTGTAATAGTGTTCCAAATATCAACAGGTTCTTGCAGAATACAAATGCGAGGATTATTTTTAAAATAATCCGATAGATTTTTTAATAATGTAGATTTTCCACTACCAATATTTGCTTCGAAAGAGATAATTTGGGGAATTTGAGTCATTTTGATATTGTGTGTTATATATTTTAATAGAATCAATTTTTTATTATATTAAAATATATAATGAGAAAGAAAAATTTTATAGATTCTAAAAATAATTCAGAAAATACAGATAAAATTACAATAAAAGCATGTATTATTGTAGGTAATAATAGAAATAGCAGTAGAATATATTATTATTTAGATAATGAAGGAAAAAAAACTTATTCTGGATTTTTTTGGGATATATGGACAATTCTTAAATCAAATTTATCAGATAGATATGAATTTAAAGAATTCTTTGTAGATGATGTGTTTGATAACAATGAATATATTTATAAAGTCGCTGATGGTGAATTAGATATTATTATTGGACAGTTTTTTCCACTAAAACAATATGAACAAATTATAACATATACACAACCAATTATTATTAACTCTAATGCAATTATTCATAAAAAGAAAGATTCAACTGTGTCAAATATTGGTAAACTTATATGGTCAGTCCGACATCTAGTATATTATATAATTGGTGTTGGATTAGTAATCGGATTATTATTATATATTTTTGATAGAACTAGGACACAACACTTATCTCAAGTAAAAGGTGCTAAAAATAAAAGTAAAGCAAAATTAATTCGTTCATTAATGACGGGTATATCTACCGTGTTTGGAGAGAGTGGATTTTTAACTGAAAATGTTGGTTCTAATTGGAAATCATTTTTATTAAGCACTTCTTTATTAGCATTCTCATTTGTTGGATTAGCATATATTCAAGGCTTATTTACAAATAAGCTTGCTAAATTAGAAGCTAAATCATTTTATAATCCCAAAAATATTCCATATAAAGACTGCATTGGTTTTAATTCAGCAGAAGCTAAAAAATTAGAGAGATATGGTATTAATATTAAATATTACAATAAAAAAGAAAAATCATTAGAAGAACTTATTCAAGAGTATATTAATAATGAAACAAATTATAGTGGAGTTATTTCTAATTACATTGATTCAGAATATGCTATAAAAAAGTTTTCTAATCTGGTTATTTCAAAACAATTTGGTGCAGAACCTGTAAGTTTTGTAATAAATCAAAAATTATATAATTTTATTGAAGATATAAATAAAATAATTTTAAAACTAAGACAAGATTTAACAATTAATAATATATGTAAAAAATATTATAGTAATTTCGACCCGTTTGTCTGTGCTTTATCATAAATAAATTACAATACAAGATGAAGAGTTGAATCCTTTTGAATATTATAATCTTGAAGTGTTCTACCATCTTCTAATTGCTTACCAGCAAAAATAAGTCTTTGCTGGTCAGGTGGAATACCTTCTTTATCTTGTATTTTAGCCTTAACCGCTTCAATTGTATCATTTCCTTCAACTTCCAATGTAATTGTTTTTCCTGTTAGCGTCTTAACAAAAATTTGCATAATATAGTATATATACAATATTATATTATATACTTTATATAGTTTTGATATTTATTTTTAAAAATAACATTATTATTTAGTAGTTTTTAATTTTTTCTTTATATTTTATATAAAGAATGTCTAGTTCAAATTCTGCGGAAAAATCATTAATTGATAATATAAAAGATTATTGTAAAACATTAGGAAATAATTTATCTTCTGCCAAAAAATCATCTTCTGCCAAAAAATCATCTTCTGCCAAAAAATCATCTTCTGCCAAAAAATCATCTTCTGCTAAAAAATCATCTTCTGCCAAAAAATCATCTTCCGTTAAGATGTCATCATCTTCTAAAAAATCGTCATCTGGTAAGAGCAGAGCTGCAACAAAAATACAGTCTATGTTTAGAGGGCGTAAAACAAGAAAAGCTACAAAAAAAAAGTTAAAAAAATTAAGAAAAAAAAATAAGAAACAGTCTTTAGCCGCAACAAAAATACAATCAACATTTAGAGGACATAAAACTAGAAAAAATGTTAGATTTAAGACACCATCAAGAAGTAGTTCATCAAAAAAAACCAAAGCAGCAACAATGTTTCAATCATTATTTAGAGGATATAATTCAAGAAGACAAACAAAGAAAAACTCATCTAGTAAATCATCGTCTGCTGCTTTACTAATGAGTGAATCTTCTAAAAAGGAATCTTCATCTCCCAAAAGTTTATCAAGAAAAAGTTCATCGAAGAAGAAAAGCTCATCACCAAAAAGTTCATCAAAAAAGAAAAGTTCATCAAAAAAGAAAAGGTCATCAAGAAAAAGTTCATCAAGAAAAAGTTCATCAAGAAAAAGTTCATCAAGAAAAAAAAGTTCATCAAGAAAAAGTTCATCAAAGAAGAAAAGTTCATCAAGAAAAAAGTCAAATAGTAGCTTAAAATCTTTATTAAAACCGACAACAAAAACAACAAAATCGAGAATTCCTGCCAGTGAAAAGCCATGTGATTATGTTGTACAAGGAAATAGGTCTTCATGTAAATCTAAAGAAAGTGGTCCTATGCATGAAAAATGTTTTAGAAATGGTTCCAGATGTAAAAAAAAAGATACATTAGATAAAGAAACTGGAAGAGATAAAACAAATAAAAATGGATGCGAATTTTATAAGAAAAGTAATGGTTCAAGAGCATGTAAGATGAGGGAAGGGGATGAAATAGATGATGAATGTTACAAAAGAAAAGATGGAAAATGTGTTGTGCAAAAAGAAGAAAAAACAGATAGAAAAACTGTAAAACAAAAAAGAGAAGAAAAAGGTCATGCTGAATATGAAGATAAATATAAAAGCACAGATAAAAGCACACATGAATTAAATGATGGTAAACTTCGTCATGTAACAGATAAAAATGATAATAATTTCATTGTAAAAGAATATAGTAAAGGTAAAGGATTGAAACGATTAAGTACAGAAATGAAAATGCAAAAAGAGGCAGCTGAAAATGAATTAGCTCCTAAAATAGTTAATTTTTATGAAGATGATAAACCAAAACTAGTTATGGAACATTTAGACCATACATTATTAGAATTAGTAAAAAAATATAAATTATCAGAAAAACAGCAAGAGAAATTATTTGAATTAGCAGATAAAATGGATGATTTAGAAATTAATATGAATAATGTATCAACTAATGGAATTATGGTAGATAAAAATGATAATTTTAAATTTGTAAACTTTGAAAAAGCAAAATATACTAAACCTGGTGATAACTCAACTAAAAAAGTAATTAAAAATTTATTAATAGGTAATGAAGGTTTATTAACAGAAAAATTATTAAAAGTAAATGATGTTAAAGTGATATTGGGTTTATTAAATAAATCTAAAGCATTAACAAATAAAGAATTTCAGTTTTGGTTAAAAAAAAATAGTAAAAAATAAATAGATAAAAGTATTATTATAAAATTACTATAAATGATTACAAATAAAATGATTATAAATTTGATAATAATATTTATTTTTGTATTAATAAAATTTTCTTTATACATACAATTTAATTCTAAAATAGGTAATATATGGATTCGTAATAATAGTATATTACTACATGGATTATTGAATTTTATAATATATCCTTTGGAAAATTTATGTATGTGGAAAATAAAAAATTGGGATATTAATATTTTTATGTGGTATATTATTTCATATTCTCTCTTTTTTCTAATAAATTTTTTAGTAAATTATACAATTAATACAAAAAATATAGAAAATATAGAAAATATAGAAAATATAAAAGAAAAAACTAATGAAATAATTGAAAATAATAGAGAGAAAAATAAAGAAAATAAAGAACAAAAGAAAAAGAAAAAGAAAAAGAAAAAGAAAAAAAATAAAAAAGAAGAAAAATAAATGTATGAAAAATTATATAATTTAAAAAAATTATATAATTGCGTAAATATATAATGTGTGACTTTAGAAATTATAATGATGTAGACATAAAAGTTAGGGAAACATATAAAAAAGCACGAGAAAATCAAACATTAGATTATGTAAAAAATATGCATAAAAAATATTTAAAATTTGATAAAAAAATGAAACTATCAGAAATTTTTAAAAATTTAGAAAAATTTGTTGATATTAGTGACCCTGATATTTCTTTACCAAATTTTTATCATGGTGTTCAAACTGCAGAAGCAATAAGAAAAGATGGTTATCCTGAGTGGTTTCAATTAGTTGGATTGATTCATGATATAGGAAAGATAATTTATTTATGGGGATGTGATGAGGATGGTACTAGTATAAAGGAACAATGGGGAATAGTTGGAGATACATTTATAGTAGGTTGTAAAATACCAGAAAAAATGGTTTATCCCGAATTTAATAAATTAAATCCAGATATGCAAAACCCATTATTTAATACAAAATTAGGAATATATAAGGAATATTGTGGACTAGAAGAGTTAACATGTTCATGGGGACATGATGAATATTTATATCAAATACTAAATAATAATAAAACTAGATTACCAAAAGAAGCATTATATATAATACGTTATCATTCTTTATATTCCCACCATTTACATAAAGAATATAAATGCTTTATGAATGAAAAAGATAAAAATATGTTTAATTGGTTAAAAATATTTAATAAATATGACCTATATACTAAAACTGATGATTTTGTTGTAGGCGATAAAGTATTAGAATATTATAATAATTTAATTAAATTATATTTTGATAATGGTGAATTGATATTATAATAATATAGAATTATTATAATTCTAATTAAAATAATATATAAAGAAACTTATAATTTAAATTAGATTATTCTAATGTGTGGAATTTATGCGATATATAGTGATAAAGCATCAAAAATAAATGTTTATAATTTATTAAAAGGATTAGAATTATTGCAACATCGAGGTAAAGATGGATTTGGTATTTCAGGTATAGTAAGTGGAAATTACATAGATAACATTAAATATGTTGGAGAGATAAAAGACAGAATAAATGATAATTTGAATAATCAAATTTTTTCATCATGTATTGGACATTTAAGATATTCTACATCAGGTAAATCATTATTAACCAAAGAATTAAAAACAAATGAATTACAACCATTAACTGGATATTGTAAAGATATAGGATTATATAATATTTCACATAATGGAAATATACCAAATGTAGATGGACATGATACAAGTTATATAAATAGATTATTAATGGAAAATGAAAAGGAATATTTTGAAAATAAATTAATAAATATAATGAATACAATACCAGCAGCATATTCAATTATTATACTAACATTAAATGGAATATATGCAATGAGAGATAGGTTTGGAATACGTCCTTTATGTTTTGGAAATGATAATCAAAATAATTATTATATTAGCAGTGAGAATTGTGCATTCTCAAGCAATATAAATTATATTAATGATATTAAACCAGGTGAAATATTAAAATTTAATCATGAAGGTATATCTCGCATTTATAGACATCCAGAATCAATATTATCTATTTGTAATTTTGAATTATTTTATTTTTTGAACGAAAATACTTATTTAGATGGTATATATGTTAGTAATATTCGCAAAAAATTAGCAAGAACACTAGCTAATAATGATGTAAATAATTTTCCAATAAAAAATAATTATATAGTGGTTGGTATTCCTCAATCTGGAATATTATATGGAAAAGAATATGCAAAACAGTTAAATCTACCGTATTTTCAAGTTATTACTAGAAATAAAAATATTTCTAGAACATTTATTATATTAGATAATGAAGATAGAAAAAAAATATGTGATGTAAAATTTATTTATGATAGAGAGAATATAGTTGGAAAAAATATTATAATTGTGGATGATACAATTGTGAGAGGTAATGTTATTAAATCTATAATAAAAAATTTAAAGAAAATTGGTGCAAATGAAATTCATATTAGAATACCATCTCCACCAGTTATAGATATTTGTCAATTAGGTATATCAATACAAAGCAAAGATGAATTATTATTTAATAATAAAACAATAGATGAAGTCTTATGTGACTTAGATTGTAAATCAATTAAATACTTACCATTATCTGAAATAGAAACTATTGACGATTTTCCAAAACAATCATATAATCAATGTTTTTCTGGATATATTAATCCAATTATTACAAATTGGATATAGTATTAATTATTAAATACAATATAGCTATTTAAATATGTAGCAAAACATAACCAAAATAAGTATGGTAAAAGTAGATATGATGCAAATTTATTTATTGATGACATAGATTTATATGTCAAAATTGTGAAAAATATAATTAATATTATAACTATTAATGATATAATAGGTAAATTATATTTGAAAAATATAGTAGTCCATGATAAATTAAGTATCATCTGTATTATAAAAAATTTTAGTGGAGTACATAATCCTTTGCATTTTTTACTTGTAAATGTAAAAATAAATGATATTGCAAGAAGTGTATATAAAATAGGCCATACAATACCAAACACCCAATTTGGTGGAGTTAAACTAGATTTATTTAGATTTTTATACCAATTGTTATTATACATTTTATATTATAAAAATATAATATAAAATATATTATAGTAAAAATTTATAGTAAAAATTTATGGTAAAAGTTTATAGTATAAATATTTAATAACTATCAATAATACCATTAATTAATTTGAACGAATCTAACATTTTATCTAATTTGTCTTTTGAATCTAAATATTTTTCATTTAATTCAATAATTTTATTTTCATAATCAACTAATTTATTATTAGAATCTTTTTGATTATTTTCTAAAATATCATTTTTTAATTTTAAATTTTTATTTTCATCTAATAATTCAGAGTTATTTTCATTTATTTTTAAACAATCTTCATTTAAATTATTATATAAATCCTGTAATTCACTTAAATTATTTTTCAATATATCCTTATCTTTTATCGATTTTCTAAAATTATTCTCTAATCTCTCAACCAACTTTTTAGATTCATTATATTTTGCGTTTAAAACTGCAAGCTCTTCTATTTTTTTGTCTGAAATTTTTTTCAGATTAGTTACTTTATTTTCATACTCTTTTATATGTTTTTTTAAAACTTTATTAACCTCTTGTACATCACTTGGATTAATATTACTAATTATATTTCCCATTAATACTTATAAATATTATATAAAATGCAAATAAAATAATTATATTTTTCAAATATTTTTTATTTACAATATATGTAAATAAAAAATTTATCAAAAAAATCATATTTATTTTAATATATTATTATATAATAATAATTTATAAATGTTAGATAACTTAATTTACAATAAAAATATATTT